CGTAAGGAGTCGTCGGCAGCGTCAGATGTGTATAAGAGACAGTTAATATTCAATATGTTTCGAAAGATAATGATGGGAAAGAATCCAATCATAAATCATTGAACAGAATAAAAACATGCGCACTAAAGTCAGTAAATGTTGATTATACGCCGGATGGGTCATATATGACATTTAGTGACAACACAAAAACCATGACTTCGTACAGTTTATCTTTACAATTTCAAGAATTAGAACCGGTAACAACTGGTGACTACATTGATAATGTCCCATACAACGAAATAGGTTACTAAAATGCCATCATACTTCAGACAAGTTCCAGATTTTGAATATGTCAGTAGAGATCCAAATCAAAGGCAAATCTCAGAGTATGCGACTGTAAAGAATCTATTTCGTCGTGGAAAACTTCGTGATGATATTTTTGGTAATCTATCATACTTCACCAAGTATAAGATCACTGGAGACGAAAGACCAGATAATGTCGCATACAAAATTTATAACGATGAAACACTCGATTGGGTAATTCTTCTTTCTAATAATATACTCAACATCCAAACCGAATGGCCATTACCACAATCTATATTTGATAAGGTACTACTCGAAAAGTATGGTTCTTATGATGAGCTTTACAGCGGTATTCATCATTATGAAACACAAGAAATCAGAGACAGTGCTGGAAATTTAATTCTACCAGCTGGAATTGAAATGCCAAATCAGTGGAAATCTGGCAATGGATTTATTCAAAGTGTGATATTTACTGAAAAAATTAATTATATATATTTTGATCAAGAATTTGGGGAATTCAATATAGCTCTAGAAAACTTCGATGTAGACATAAAATCGGGATCAACAGTATCTATCAGTGGTTCATCGGATCCAAATTTAAATGGAATATTTGCAGTTAAAACCACCTCTGCAGGAGTTTCTGGGTTAAGTGGCAATAATATATTTTCATTTAGATTCACTCCAAATAATTTCACATCGGAAGAAGTAATAGAAATTACTGGCAATGAGAGATTTGAATTTTTTTCAGATGAGCCATTATCATATTCAGATAATTATTATTACAAATATTATGATAATAATTTGGGAAATGAAGTAACCTTACCATCTTCAGATATACTAAATCAAATTACAAACTACGAATATGAAAGCAAAATAGAAGATGATAAAAGAAATATATTTGTTCTTAAGCCACAGTACCTAAATATCGTGTTTAATGATATGGAAGAAATTATGGAATATAAAAAAGGTTCCACTCAATATGTGAGCAGAACCTTAAAGAAAGGAGATAATATCAGACTTTATTCTTAATATTCTCCTGGTAAAAACCCAGCATAAGAATCATCATAAGTGAAAAATGTAGAGATAGTATATCTTTTTCCTTGAGTAAGTTTTGAGACTCCATGTGTGTATTTAATTCCTGCTGGATGTAAAACCACCATTCCAGGTTTGGGCTGAATTTCAATTCCTAAATTTGGATAATATATTTTTCCACCTTCAAAATCAGAGTTTAGATATACAACTCCACCAAAAGATCTCCATGGCGACGCATTAGGAGTGACATTATCTTGTTCTATATTATCAGCATGAGGAGTCATTTCGTCTCCTTCTTTCCATTTAACTATTTGTGGATATTCGGAATACAGATAATTTAAATCTCTATTTGGTGAGTTAATAGAAATAAATTTTCGCATTCCTAAACAAGTCTGCTTTAAGATGTATTTTATGTCATCTGGAATATTTGGATCATTGTAATGAATACATTTTCCATTCCAATAATCAATAGAACTTTCATGCCGATCAAATAAACTTTCATTTTGTTTGATCCAACTTAATAAAATTTTATTTGCCTGTGGAGTTAAAAACTCTTCTTCTACTATTGGGAATATATCCATTTTAATCACCTAGAACATTATCCAAATGAGATTTCAAAATATTATAAGACTTAAACTGATCTGGTGCTTTCATTGATGATAGTGAATGTGCTTGTTTCATGATTTCTTCTACATCAACTTCTAATGGTTCAACTGGGCCAAAGTTTGATCGATCATACTCATAAGAACCATCTTTGTCTTCAATGTAATAGTTAAAATTGCAACCTTCCTGTAAATCAAAGACATTGGTTTCCATGTCTTCTTCAATTTCTGGATACATTTGATTTACAATCTTTCGGAAGACTGTCCTCCCATACTTTAGAATAAAAACTTTTCCATTATTATCTGGATTTGTTGAGTCGTCAATCACATAAATGTTGCTATAATAAGCAATCTTCATTTTTTGCTTTTTTACGATATCTCTTGATGCTTTTGCATTGATAGACAAAAGTTTTTGATTATATTCCGAAACTGGATCTGGTTTCTTAATGTTCGCTAGTGAATTTTCTTCATATAAGATTCCAGTTGGCCCAACAAAAGAATAATAGAAAAGACTAATCCATGGAAACTCATCTCCTTTGATGGAGGGGAGAAAGCGAATTACGGCACGAAACTTTCCGTCACTGTCAAGTACTGGATTATAAAACTTTTCTTGTTTAATGTTTTTGAGTTTCATAAGAAAATGGGGAGTCATTAGACTCCCCGAAATGTTCACTGAGCTAGTTTACTGAAGTAAGCCATGGCATCATCTTCATCTTCGTCGGTTTCTTCCGCTACAGAAGACTTACTACGAGAATAAGACTCTTCCAGTTCCTTCATAATATCACTCTCTGCTGATTGTACTAGAGATTCGAGTTGAGCCTCTTGTTCTTGTGCCTCTTGCGTGACTGGCTTAGAGCCAAGAACATAGTTTAGACGCTTTTCCAGTTCTTCTGGTGCCTTGAACTTATCTCGTGAGATCAGTTCTTGTAGAGAGTGCTCAGTCTTCCATAGTGCTTCGAGTTCTTCATCATCTCCACCAAGCAGTGCAGATGGTGCCTCAAATACGCTGTCATCATAATTAGGATAACCAGCAACTTGCTTCACACGAAGACGGAAGTTAGCACCAGTCCAGAAATCAAAAGGATCAATCACTGGATCATCTTCAAACTCTGGCTTCATTGAGGCTTTGATTTTATCAAATACCTTGGCACCAAATCGGAAGATTTTGACTTGACCTTCTAATGAAGGATCTGCGGGATTACTCACGATGTAAACATTCGCATAATAACTGAGTTTGCGCTTGCGAGCACGAGCAATTTCTTTATCGGAATCTAGACCGGAGTTCCAATATTCGGAATTTGACCTACACACAGCACACTCTTCACCGAGTGTGGTAGGACAGTTTTCAATAAACCAACGACCATTGACCTGAAAGCCATGATTGTATAGTTTAACGAAAGGTAGTTCCTCATTTGGAGGAGCTGGAAGAAAGCGAATCACGGCACGACCATTGCCTGCCTTGTCGGTTTCTAGTTTGAAAAGATTGGGGTTGTCACTGGAGTTATTTCCTCCCATCTTTTCTGCTTCCTTGATGAGCTTTTCGGTTAGGCTACCAAGAGAAGATTGCTTCTTAAGATCTTTGAAATTCATATTACGCTTGATACGGTTGATAGTTTAGGCGGCTTCAGGGTTCCCAAGCCCAGGAGATCATTATAGCACAGGTTCAGTCGTTCTGCAACTGACTTTTGGAGAATTGTATGAGATTGCTCATGTTCTGAAACACATCTCCAACACTCATATCAAAAGGCAGCCCAAGTAACTGCAGGGATTGATCGAGTCTTCCTTTCATCTCAGATGCTTTGGGGTCATCCGATAAACTCAATCTAGCATAAAGAACTCGTTGTTTATCGAGTAGTTCTTCGAGCATTTCTATGTGTTCGAGCTTTTCTTCTTTACTCATTTGCTCGAATGATAGCATAGTGGATGCTATCCTTTCTTGTAGAAATCCAATTTCTTTTAGTTCATTCTGGACAATATCAGAATCAAAAAATGTCACAATAAAACTTTTCTTATGATGTTCTTGTATTTATCTAGATCAAGCTTCAGAAAAGGAGAATAATTTTTAATCTTCTTGGAGACAATTTCCCAAATCGGATCAATAAGCTTTTCATCAAACTTCTCACTGAAGTGGATAATTTGATCTAGTACAACTAAAGTTTCTAGTGTTAGTTTTCCAGAAAGATATTCTTTGAGTAGTTTTGGATGTTTTCCACCTTCAATTTTAAGATAATCCAAGAAGTTGTTTCCTTCAAATACAGCTCTCAAATCAGACTCGAAAATATAAGTTAAAGATTGCCGTTTCTTTTTCCACTCTAAGTATTGCTCATTCCCATTTTTAATGATATCACCAATCCATAAGGAAGATGGATCAGTTGCAGCAATAAAATTGGAAACAAAGAAGTCTACAACTTCATCATCTTTCTTCTGTCTTGATAGTTTTTCGAAGAAGAGTCGATCTTTTCTTTTGTGAAATGCATCAATGGAAGCCTTGATCTTTCCATTGTACTTGTGAAAATCATAGTTGTCACTAGAAAAGTGACGCTTTAGTGCAAGATAAGTTTTAAAGGTTTCATGTGGTGTCACTTTACTCATATAGGCAGCTTTGCTTTGGAACTTTGCTTCAAGAAATTCAATTCGATTGCATCACATCTCAGTTTTTCTTTGAGTGGCTTTGTGATTAGTTTTGAAATAGATTCAACATCAAGACCATTTGATTCGCAATAATGAACAATAGCACTGATATAATTATGTTCTGGGTCATTCTGTACAATGCTTTCTATTTCTTGTGCAAATTTGTCTTGACATAAGAACTTCTTTTGAAATTCTTTTTTGAGTTCATCGGAGTGATTCATAAGTTTAAAGCGTGAAACAGGGGTGGTCTTAGCATCGCGGAGGAATGCGTAAATATTTATTTTACTAAATAATAATGTATTCACTGAGTGAAAAGTTTTGAGAGCATATTCCGCTAAACTTATTCTAAATCAAGAACAGCACCAATCCTTAATGGATATGCTTGCTCTTGAAATGGAAGTGTGGAACTATATTTCCTCAATAGTTTTTGAAAAGAAAACTATTCTTTCACTCAAGACAATACACGATGAATGTTATTATACTTGTAAAGAAAAGTTTCCAACTGCTCCTTCGCAAATGATTATTCGTAGCGAGAAGTCGGTTCTTTCTACTTTCAAATCCATAAAATCAAATAAACATAAGATTACAAAAGCACCAGTTCGTAAGAAACTATCCATTCAACTTGATAAAAGATTGTATTCTTTAAAAGAAGATTGTAATATTCGTATTACAACTCTTACAAAGAATTATCCAGTTCAAGTTAAGTTTCAGTCTTATGATAAGTTGATTGAGATGTTTAATAATTATGAAGTTGGTGACCCCAAGTTATTTGTGAAAGATAATGTTATTTGGATTGCTTTTCCATTCAAGTCCCCAACAAAAACATTAGTATCAAATCAAACTTCAACTGGAGTTGATTTGGGCATTAACCGAGTTGCTGTGACGAGTGATGGAATTATTTTCCGCGATAAACATTTTAATGGGTTAAAAAGAAAAGTTCGTCATTTAAAAAGAGAATTAAACTCAAAAAATGACCTTCGTAAAGGTGGAAAAGGAAAGACAAAAGCAATTCGTAGAAAACTTAAAAAGTTAAGAAATAAAGAAAGAAATCTTTCTAAACACGGAGCACATTGTCTTTCCAAACAGATTGTTGAAACTTCCTCTGGAAATGTTATTGTTTTTGAGGATTTGACTAAAATTAAACAAAACACAAAAAGAGGAAGAAAATTCAATAATAAACAATCACAAATTCCTTATTATATGATCAAGGAATTTACGACCTATAAGGCACTACTTGCTGGAAAGAAAGTAGTAACAGTTAATCCTGCTTATACATCTCAAATTGATTTTCGCACTAGAAATAAAGATGGTATAAGACAAAATGGTCGTTATGTTGGCGCTGATGGTAAAGTCCTCAATGCTGACATTAATGCTTCACTTAACATTGCTAAGAGAAGCAAACTCCCTGTATCTTGCATCCTAGATGTGATTTATGGGCAGGGTGCTATAAACCACCCATATTTCTGTAAATCCTCTAATTCGTTAGAGGTCTGAAAACTGCGATACTTTAGTTTCGCGGTAGTTTATATTCCTTCAGTTTATCCTGAGTAAATTTTTTTACATATTGTACAAGAAGGCGAATGTATTTTTCAACATCGGTTTCGATATAAGTCACCACTTCACCATTTTCACATGCCATAATAATTACGAGTTGTTCAACTTCTTTACCAGTCAATTCTTTAAGCATAAATGCATAAGCTGCAGCCTGAACAAAGTAGTTTTCAATCCATTCTCTCGGTTTGATTTTTTCTGATGACTTATAGTCAATAACGCTTAGTTTACCATCATAATCGGCAATGGTATCGACTGTACCAGCAATCTTGAAATACTCACTATACAGAGAAGTTTCAATTGCAATGATGTTATCAATTTTATCAAGTTCAGACTTTGCTACATCAAAAAGAAATTTAGGAAGAGGAGTAGATTCTGGAAGCTCTTCGTTGAGCAGGTAATTCTCAATGAGTGAGTGCATTGCAGTTCCACGATTTGTAGACGCCTTTGTAATGCGATTTGCTTCTTCCTCCCCTACTCTTTTCCGCCAACTGATAAATTTTTCTTTATTATAATGTGATGTTACGGAAGTAACAGAAACAAATTTTTTGAGTTCTGTCTCACCTGGAATCTTATAATAACGAACGCCGTCAATGGTTTCTCGTTCTAGTTTTGGTAGATTAATTTCAATATGATTGAATTTTTTTGCCTTTATTGTTTGCCAAGGATTACCCATATTATTGCTTCAAACACTCACTCAGTATAGCATGGCTTTGCCCTGATGTCAAAGGTTCAGTGAGTGCTTGGCGATGACGAATTCTTTGACCAACGGCGAACGAATAATGTCATCGACGCCAAATTCAATTTTTTCAAACGATGGCATTACATCAATAATCCGAAGAAAATCAATGATTCCATTTTTTTCACTTAGTTTAACCAAATCACTTTGCTCAACATCACCAGCAAACATAATCTTAGTATCCATGCCACACCTAGAAATCACAGAGAAACATTCATGGCCAGAACAGTTTTGTGCTTCATCAACAATAATAATGCAGTTGTCAAGTGTCACGCCACGGATGAACGAAGTACACCAGAAGCTTATGGTCTCTTGTGCTTTTAGATTTCCATAAAGCATCTCAAAATCATCATCAGTTGGTAGTTGGAACATGTATTTTACCATGTTCTTATATGGAATTTCAAAGAGAGATTTTTTATCTTCTTCTTTGCCAGGAAGAAAGCCAATCTCACGAGTTTGAACTAAAGATCTTACAATGTAAATTTTCTCATAAGGACTTCTCTCGTTTAAGACTTCTTTCAGTGCTTTATAGAGAAGGATAAAAGTTTTTCCACTACCAGGAACCCCATGAGCAAAGATATTTTTACCCTCATCATAATATTCAAATAATTTATTCTGATTATCAGTGAGTGGTTGAATGTCTAGAAGTAGATCCGAATTAATCGGTTTCTTTCTTTTCATCTGCTTCGCCGTCATACCAACTCCGATTGGTTGATAGTCATCTGTCGTCTTTTTCCTTCTTGCCATGTATCAATATTGCATTTTTGACTTGCTTCCAGCAGACTTATCTGCTTTCTTAAGAATTTCACCCCAACCCGGATGCTTATTGGTGAGGCGATTTTTCCAATCGCCTACTTCTCCTGGACTTGCACATCCTTCACTCCAGTCCCTTATCCAGGGTTTATTGTCCTCATACCATTGCTGAATGTCATGAACACTCATCTCAATGACTTTCTTTTCTCCCGTTTCTTTATTAATAATCGGATAAATTGCCAAATCAAATCTCCATATAATTTTTATTATTTATTCTATACAAATCGATGGTGCATCATCACACTCGGAACAATCTACACATTCATCTATGTCTGGATTTTCTCGCAAGAATTGTTGAAATTTCTCATGTGTCAATAATACTTTAAACACATGACCCGTAAGATGATCTTTTACACACCAAGATTTCATAGTTTTTATGGGGATAGTTTTGCTCTATGTAGACGCTTTTCTTCATAATATTTCCAGACATTGGGAGCCCACTTTTGAAGTTCTGGGATAAATTGCTCACAGAGAGCCTGAATTTCAAGTTGAGCATCCATCTTTGCCCTTAGATCCATGAAATGTAAAACTGAGCGAAGATTAAAAGAAACTACAAAATTCTGGCGAATTGCTTGTGCTAGATAATCACGAATATGTTCTTCACACATTCCTTTCTCATATTTTGCTGCATATCGCTTACAGCCTTCTACAATCCAACTTAGTTCATCTTTGTAATCTTCTTCCGTCCAGGTATATTTTTTCCCATGTCGGTTAGTATAAAATCCAGGAGGACGAACATAAAAAACATCTTCTGGTTTCATTTCACCACTAGCAACTTTAATGACTCGTTTTCCAGTATATCGCTGAGATTGACAATCCCAAGTTGTTCCAATGCGATGAGTTCTTGCTTGTACCATTACACTATGAACATAGCCAGATACAGAAAATGTAATTTGTGGATGCTCTAGGCAGTTCCCACAAATAGAAACTTTTCCATTACGACGAACAATCAATGCCCCAGTAGAAACTGTAGCACAATGTATTTGTCCGTTGTATTCAATCCATTCTTCAATATAAGTTCTAGACCTAGTAGACTGACTAATTTCAACCCTAGGATAAATCCTATCAGTCAATCTTAGTACATACAAATCTTTATGATTTTCATCATCCTGAGCTTCAAAATTAAGAGTAAACTTTAGGTCATTTACTGATGCAAGTGATTGAATTTGATCAGCTAAGAGCTTTGATGTTGTTGAATACGCCCAAGTTTTACGACGAATTGTTCCATCAGAATTTTTAAGTCCATCTAATAAATTTGATACACAATCTTTATCCAATCTCATGTATCCATCTGGTAGCTTCTTGTTGCGATTCTCATCCAAACAAATATTTTTCATCCATTCTCCGATTTTAGGAAACGACGCTACATACCTATCATTTTTTGTTGGATAAAAATCAATACCAAGTTCATCACAAATACTCTCCAGATATTCAATTTTTCTTTCTAGTCTAAGATGGAACCTAAGTTTATTCGTACTTGTATGTGAATCGCCATCGCCAATCCAAAATCCAATCAATGCCCAAACTCTTGAATTATCAAGTGGTGTTTCAAGTTCACGGCGCTCGGCTAGAGATAAATTTCCAGTAGTTGGATATCTTACAGGTTTTCCATAAACTTCTTCTGCGGTTATCGCATAGTTATTTGTCCATGTCCCATCTTTCTTACGAGATTGAACTATCATTCTATGATCTGAACTAACCATAAAATCTAGTGCTTGTCCTTCAAGATGGTACATTTTTCCAGAATGTTCCCACCTCTGAACGGCAGATGGCTTCTCAAAATTGACTACGCCAGAATCAATATTGTAAGCGGCTAAGACAGTATCTTCGTTGACTTCAGGCCAATATACCCAACCATTCTCTGTTAATACTTCGGTATCAGAAGAATAACATCCATAATGACCTCTTTCATTACTTAGTAGACTATCAACCACCCACTGACCACATTTAGACGGTTCTGGTATTGTTTGCTCATGAATTGGAGTTTCTGAGTAGTCACACTTTGCTGCCTGGTAAATTACCTGCTCCGGAATTGCATAACCTTGAAGTTTAACAACTTGAAGATTTTTATCAAGTTCAAGTAGATCTTTTGCTTTAATTGGCCTCATTCATCAATCTCCCAAGTTTCTTTTTCCTGTTTACGAAGTTTTTTAAGTTCTTTCATCATGTTCTTAATCTCCTGATATGCATCTTCAGGAGACATTTTATCACCAATTTCCAAGCCAACTACATACTGTACTTTATCGCCAAACCGTGCTAATGCCCTTTCAAATGCAGTTAATTCTTCGTACATTATTATTCCTCATAATAATCCGGTTCATAAGTATCTATCAAATCCACAGAAGGAGAAATCAGATCTTCCAGTTTTACGATGTTGTTCTGTTTTTCTTCTTCTGCCATTTCGAGCTTAAGTGATTCAATTAAAAGCTCCATGTTTTTGATAATCAAATTTATTTTTTCTCGGTTCATGTGACCTAGCTCAGGTACACACCCATTATACAGAAAAAAAGGTGGGCTGTCAACCCACCTTTGAATTTTATGCAATCTGAGGCTTTTTGGCCATATTCAGTTGCGCTACTAGAAGAAGCTTTTCTTTTTGTGCTTTCTTCTTCAAATACTTAACAAAATAAGAATTCATTTCACTTCTCCTCTTTTACGAATTTTACTCCGCGATAGGTTTCATTGTATTGTTGTGGTTGTTGTTGAGTTTGTTGTTGTGCCTGACGACGAACTTCGGTGTCATAAGATACACCTCTATAGACAGCTTTACTCATGTGCTTTGCTCCTTTACTATGTGTAAATTTGCGTTGCTTCTCCTTGTGGATACTTCCGCTGGTCTTCCCAGTCAACGATAGAAGTATTATACCTCTCATCTCTATATATGTCAAGAGTGTAGCCGTTGCTACTTTTTGTATCAAG